CGGCATAAAGCGCGATTTGCATTTTCTGTGTCACTATGATAAATTTGTAGCGAAGACATAGAAATACTAAATGAAAGGTTTCAGTTGAAACGCAAAGTTACTACCCCGACGCGCACTCCGACCATCCATGAACGCCAAATTCCAACAGCCACTATTGATGGCGTTGAAATCAACGACGGAACAATGATGGTTGTTGAAGGCGAAGTAGGAACATTTAAGTTCAAGTACGTTGATGCCACCGATGGTTCAATCACCTGCGTTGGTGGGCAAACTGGATACGGTATGTGGCGTTCGTTCAAACCAGAGCGATGTCATCTTGTTGGTTGGATTCGCCCTCGCGAGACAGACGGCGATGAACCCGTGACCCACACGCGCTCACAGCGTTATGCGGCATTCGTCAATTGGGCGCGAGCACATGATGGCGAGCAGTTTACTACCGAGCAACTTGTGGAACAGTCAGGTTTCTCGTACCAGACAACTTTAAAGTTTATTGACTCTCACCCCAACTTTAATAAAATCAAGAAGGGTCTTTACGAGTGTCGCAACGACTTACTGCGACGCAACGAAAAGAAGAACTAACGTTACGGCGTGGAAGTCAATAAGAAGAGCGCACCCCAACGAGAGGTGCTATCCATTGAGCGAACTGGCTCATGGGGTAAAGTTGAATACCGACATCGCTTAACATGCGGTCACACTGAGGTACGCAAGCGCCCTAGTTCTGCTCCCAAAATTGCCTGCACTCTGTGCGTCATCGCCGAATCAAAGGCAGTTGAACTGCGAGCATTGACGCAGCCACGCAAGCAAGAACTTGAGCCGCTTCCCGATTCGCCAGACGTTATTGCGGATGATATTGCAGAAGCGGAACTAGAAATACAAAAACTTCGCGGAGCGCTTGCCTCATTTTTATCATGTTCCCCTGAAGCGATTGATGTCGTGATGGAGGTTGACGAGGAAGGGAAACTTGAGGCACAGTACGTTCATGTTTTTCTTGACATCTATACCGCAAAAAATGTTGTAGCAAAAAAACAGTAACCCCATTTGCGTTGTCAAATCGCGGCTGCTATTCTCGCGTTAAACATTTACGTCAAGAGGGGGCGACATTTGGAAATTACTAACGAAGGCGCATGTAAGGGGCATCCCACAAACTGGTGGTTCCCCGAAGACAACACTCGCGCAAGCAAAGACAACGTGGCGAAAGCAATAACAATATGTTCCGTTTGCAACATCTCCACAGAATGCTTGCAGTACGCACTTGAAAATGAAACCCACGGGATATGGGGTGGGATGAAAGAAGTGGAACGCGAACTTCTTCGCCGTCGCCTCGGGGTGCAACTCTCCCCACGTGCGCTAACCTCGCAAAGCACAACAGTTCGGCGCGTATCGCGTCGTCTCACGAAAGATAACTCGCATGTCTGAGCAACCCGACTTTTATCAAGACATCAACGATGGTTTCATCCGTCTTGACGCTTATATGGCTGATGACCTTAGCGTCGTCAACTCTGCTCGCGTATCATTTGGGCAAGACACAGACGCTCTGCGCGACAAAGATATTGGGTTAATCAACTACCTGATGCGTTGGCGTCATGGCACACCATTTGAACATAATGCGTTTCGGTTTCATGTTAAGTGCCCCATCTTCGTGGCGCGTGAATGGTTCAGGCACCGCATTGGTTCGTTCAACGAATTCTCCGCGCGATACTCGGAGATGCCAAGTACTTTCTACACACCACGCGTTGAAGACATTCGTCAACAGAGGGGGAAACAGGGCAACTATGAATATTCACCGATTTTTGAGACATCAGAAAACGACGCCCGTGAAGCACGCCGAGCCATTTCGGACGCTAACGAGCGTGCCTATGGGACGTACTTGTATCTCCTTCAACTGGGTGTTGCAAAAGAACAGGCTCGTCTTGTCCTGCCAGTCAACATCTTCACAGAGTTCTACTGGACAGTGAACGCACGCTCATTGATGAACTTTCTTGAACTGCGTACTGCGCCAGCAGCACAACAGGAAATCCGTGAATATGCGCTTGCAGCAGAAACAATGTTCGCAGAAGTAATGCCATACACGTACAAGGCATGGGTAACAAACGGACGTATCTGCCCATGACAAATCGCGCGGCATCACCAGAAGTAGAAAATTTCCTCGGAAAACTCCAAGGTGTCCGTGACAACGGTTCAAACTGGTCTGCTCGTTGCCCATGCAGAAACGACGACTCAAACCCATCATTATCAATCGGGCAAGGAAACGACGGGCGCGTTCTAGTTACTTGCCACCGTGGTAGTGGATGCAACGTTGATGAAATCTGCGAAGCGATGGGTATTCAAAAGGCTTCTCTTTTCCCGCCACGAAATGATTTTGTAGAGAAGCCCAAGAAGGAAAAACTAACACTTGTCGCGACGTACAACTATCGCGATGCGGACGGAACACTCCTATTCCAGAAACAGCGCCTCGTGAATGAGCGCGGGCACAAAACTTTCCGACAACGCCGTCCAAACAAAGACACAGGCGAATGGATTTTTAACCTCGGGGAGACGCCAAAGGTTTTATACCGTCTCCCAGAAGTGCTGCTTGCTAAACAAAAAGGAGAAATCATATGGCTTGTAGAAGGCGAGAAAGACGCGGACAATCTCGTTGCACTCGGACTGTGCGCTACCACTCCCCCGAATGGCGCTGGCAAATGGCAGGACATTCACACGGAAGCGCTTGCTGGGGCAAATGTTTTTATCATTTCCGATAGGGATGATGTCGGGAGAGAGCACGTAGAACTAGTTAGTTCCACTCTTGAAGCAGCGGGATGCACAGTTGCCAAGTTCATCCCACCCCAAGGTCACAAAGATGTATCCGAAATGCTTGAGCACGGTCTCGGCCTAGACGACCTGCTGGAATTCAATGAACCAGAACACCAAGAACCAACGCTTATCATTAATGAAGAACGTCCCATAACGGACGATGCCTCGGGTGAAATTCTTCGCGGGATGCAAGCAATCCTTACGCGAGATGATATTTCCCTAGAGCAGAAACTCAACAGAGCATCACTACTACTCAACTCTACGAACAGACAAGAAGTCGGAGACAAGGGGCGTCTAGTTGTATGGCAGGACTTCCTCAACGAAGCAGAGTCTGATTCCTATGATTGGGTCATCCCGCAACTTATTGAAAAGGGCGAACGTGTAATCGTTGTTGCAGCAGAGGGTGTTGGTAAGACGATGCTTGCGCGACAGATTGCGCTCTGCTCGGCAGCAGGACTCCATCCGTTCACCATGTCCAAGATTGCGCCCATCCGAACGTTAACTGTTGACCTAGAAAACCCAGAACGCATCATTCGCCGCACCTCAAAGCAAATTATGGGAGCAGCACTACATTACGGACATGTCCGCAAAGCAGAGGCTCACCTGCTCATTAAGCCCGCAGGTCTTGACTTACTGAAAGCATCAGATAGAGCAATCCTTGAAGAAGCGATTGAGGACGCAAAGCCGCAGTTGTTAATTATGGGTCCGCTCTATAAATCTTTTATTGACCCCGGCGGACGAACGAGTGAAAGTATCGCAATTGAAGTAGCAAAATATCTTGACACGCTTCGCGATGTCTACGGTTGTGCTATGTGGCTAGAGCACCACGCCCCACTCGGCTCTTCAATCGGTGGACGAGACCTGCGACCATTCGGTTCGGCAGTATGGTCGCGCTGGCCAGAGTTTGGTCTTTCCCTCACCCCCGACCCGACATCAACCGAAGGGTATGTTTACGATGTCAAGCATTTCCGAGGGGCGCGAGATTTACGCCAATTTCCAACTAAGATGAAGAGAGGCAAAATCTTCCCATTTGAAGTGTTGGAATTTATGAAGGTTGACTGATGACAAACTCCCAGCAAGGTCTAAATAAAGAATTTCTAGCAGAGCGTGATTTACGTATTTTTAAGATGCGCCAGAGCGGCTTAACTCAGGCAGAAATCGCGCGAAGGTTCAACATGACCACCAGCGCAGTAGGCAATGCAATTCGCCGCCAACTGCAAAAGATGAACTCCGAAGCGCTAATGGCGTACCCCGAAGTTCTACGAATGGAACTGGAGCGCCTAGATGCACTTCAGTCTGCCATTTGGCCACTAACACAACACCGTAGGGTAAAGATGGACGACGGAACCGAAGTCGCAGTAGAGCCCGACATGAAGGCGGTTCAGACGGCATTATCTATCATGGATAGGCGTTCCAAACTTCTTGGAATGGAGCAGAACAACGTCAACATCCAAATGGATATCTCTGGCGTAGGGAATAGCCCCATCCGTGCGACCCTTGCTGGGGCTGACCGCCCAGCCGCACTGAACGCTTTCAACCCCGAGGAAGAGGTTAGAAAACTTCTCCAAATCATGGGAGAATCTGGCGTACTACCAGAGGATACCATCCAAGAAATACTAGGCTCCAATATGTCAGACCAGCGAATGCTGCAAAGTGCCGAATTAAACCAACCAATTGATGCAGAGGTAATTGAAAATGAGTAACGAAACGCCAGA